TGGTACTTATGGAACAATGTATTTTAACGAGACGTTAAATGATTGGTCAAAGTTTGACATAACTAAAAGAACAAAGCATGATGCCTCAATAAGTACTGGGCTAGCAATCATGGCTTGTAATAGACACCGCTATAAACCAAACCCAGAGAGTACAAAGACACAACTAAATCTTAATATATCGAAGTACGATAATAAAGGTTTTGCATCAAAATTAATTAAAAATAAAATATGACTGATAATGTTATAAACTTTCCCTCTCAAGCTGTCAGTGACATGGAGAAAATGTCACATGAGTACGGGGAGAAAGTTGCTAAAGCTATAAGACAAGAGTGGTTTGTTGGCAGTGCCAATAAATTCTTAAGCAATATAAACGGTTTTCATCAACTAAGATTATATGCTAGAGGAGAACAATCTGTACAGAAATATAAAAATGAATTATCTATTAACGGTGATTTATCTTATCTTAATTTAGATTGGAAACCCTGTCCTATTATACCTAAGTTTGTGGATATAGTCGTAAATGGTATGGCACAAAGATCTTATGAAATAAATTGTTTTTCACAAGATCAATATGGGGTTAGTAAAAGAACTGAGTATATGGAATCTATGCTTAGAGATATTAAAGCTAAAAAATATAGTGACGCAGCTGGTATGGCTTTTGGAGTTGATTTATATGAAAACAATAAAGAAGAATTACCAGACTCACAAGAAGAGCTAGCATTGCACATGCAGTTAAATTATAAACAAGCTGTTGAATTAGCTGAAGAGCAAGCTATAAACGTTTTATTAGAAAATAGTGATTACGATTTAGTTAGAAGAAGAAGTTTATATGATCTAACTGTATTAGGTATTGGTGCAACAAAAACAACATTTGATTATAGCGATGGAGCTAAAGTGGAATACGTCGACCCAGCTAACTTAATATGGTCTCACACTGAGTCGCCTTATTTTGAAGACATATATTATGTAGGAGAAATAAAAGAAATACCAATAAATGAACTTGTAAAGGAATTTCCAGAGTTAACAGAAGATGATATTAAAGAAATAGTTGATAGATCTGGTAATTCTATATATAATCAAGTTGGGCATAAAGGTAACCACGACAAAAATAAAGTAGAAGTATTATATTTTAATTATAAAACATATTCAAATGATGTTTATAAATTAAAGAAGTTAAAAACTGGAGGTGAAAAGGTAATACAAAAAGATGATACTTTTAATCCACCTAAAGATATGGATGGCGACTTTAGCAAACTCGAAAGAGTTATTGAGGTTCTTTATGAAGGTGTTTATATTATAGGTTGTGATAAGTTATTAAGGTGGAGAATAATGCCAAACATGATGAGATCTGACTCTGATTTTAGTAGAGTTAAAATGCCTTATCAAATAGTAGCACCTAGAATGTATCAAGGTAGAATAGAATCAATAGTTGGTAGAATAACTGGTTTTGCTGATATGATTCAATTAACCCACCTAAAGCTACAACAAGTAATGGCTAGAATGGTACCAGATGGTGTTTACTTAGATGCTGATGGTTTAGCTGAAATTGATTTAGGTAATGGAACAAACTATAATCCGCAAGAGGCTTTAAACATGTTCTTCCAGACTGGTTCTGTTATCGGTAGAAGTTTCACATCAGAGGGAGATATGAATCCAGCTAAAATCCCAATTCAACAAATACAAAACGGAGCTGGTAGTAATAAGATACAAAGTTTAATTACAACTTATAATTACTATCTTCAAATGATAAGAGACACAACGGGTCTCAATGAAGCTAGAGATGGTAGTATGCCAGATAAAAATTCTTTAGTTGGAATACAAAAAATGGCAGCCGCTAATTCTAACACTGCCACTAGGCACGTTCTACAATCTATGTTATTTTTAACAGCTGAGGCGGCGGAATGCTTATCTCTTAGAATATCTGATATAATAGAGTACTCACCAACAAGGGAAGCGTTTATACAAGCTATAGGGGCTCATAATGTTGCTACGTTATCTGAGATGAGTAGTTTGCACTTATATGATTTTGGTATATTTATTGAATTGCTACCAGATGAAGAAGAAAAACAATTGCTAGAAAATAACATACAACAAGCATTATCTCAACAATCAATTGATTTGGATGATGCTATCGATCTTCGTGAAATAAGGAATACTAAGCTAGCTAATCAGTTATTAAAAATAAAGCGTAGAAAAAGAAAAGAAGAAGATCAGAGAATACAACAAGAAAACATGGAGGCTCAAGCTAAAGCTAATGCTCAACAACAAGAGGTTGCAGCTCAAGCTGAGATAAACAAGAGTCAACAGATAATGCAAAGCGAAACTCAACTTGAGGAAGCTAAAAATACTTACAAGATTCAATACTTAAAAGAAGAGGCTGCTGTTAAAAAAGACTTAATGCAATTTGAGTTTCAACTTAATTCTCAATTAGAGTCAATGAAACAACAGAGTAGTAGTAACGCTGAAAGTATGAGAGAAGATAGGAGAGATCAGAGAATAGATCAGCAAGCTGCTCGTCAAATGCAAATGATAGAGCAAAGAAAAGAGGGTGAATCATTTAAGAAATTTGAATCATCAGGTAATGATATAGTTACGGGAGATGCTGGTTTAGATCAGTTTTAATCCTAATTTTTAATATTTTATAAAATTTTATTATGGCAGAAGAAAACAAAGAGGTTGTTGAAGAGACAGCTGAAAAGGTTGTTGAAAAAAAAGAGCAACCTAGAAACAAAAAAGGACAGTTCACATCTAAGTTTGAAAGCGAGGGCGATGACAGCGTTGTTAAAGTTGATTTATCAGCACCTCCCCCTGTAGAAGAAGAGGTTGTTGAAAACAAAGAAGAGGTGAAAGAGCAGCCAAAAGAAGAGGCTGTCGAAGAAACTGTTGAAGAAGAATTACCAGTTATAGAAGAAATAACTGTAGAAGATTTAAAAGAAAACAAAGAAGAAGAAACTGTAGAAGAAGTTAAAGAGGTTGTAGAAGAAGCTATAACTGAATCTCAACAAACTGGAGAACCAATTCCAGAAAACATACAGAAGGTTATTCAGTTTATGAATGACACCGGAGGTGATCTACAGGATTATGTAAACTTAAACAGAGACGTTAATAAAATGGACGACTCTGAAGTGTTGGACGAGTATTATAGAGATACCAAACCACATTTATCTATAGAAGAGCGAAGCTTTTTATTAGAACAAAGCTATGGTGTTAATGAAGAGGAAGATGACGATCGTACAGCGCGAATGAAAAAAATAGCCCTCAAAGAGCAAGTTGCCGAGGCTAGAGCCTATTTAGACGGGCAAAAGTCTAAGTACTATGAAGATATTAAAGCTGGAAGTAAACTTACAGAAGATCAACAGAAAGCTATTAATTTCTTTGATAGATACAACAAGGACGCTGCTAAAAATAAGCAGATATCTGAAGCAAGAGAAAAAGAGTTTTTAAATAAAACTAATAAAGTTTTTAATGAAGATTTCAAAGGTTTTGATTATCAAGTTGGAGATAAAAAATTTAGATTTAATGTTAAAGATTCAAGTGAGATAAAAGAAATACAATCTGATCCTACTAATTTTGTCAAAAAGTTTGTTGACGAAAATAAGAATATGCACGATCCGACTGGATATCACAAATCTCTATTTACGGCAATGAATGCTGATAAGATTGCTCAACATTTTTATGAGCAAGGTAAAGCTGATGCTGTTAAAAATCAAGTTGCTAAAGATAAGAATATTGATTTAAACCCTAGACAAACCCATGGCGAAACGGTCGTTGGTGATATGAAAGTTAGGGTTTTAGGTGAATCTTCTGCTGATATGAAAAACAGGTCCTTTAGAATTAGAAAGAAAAATTAACTTTAAAATATATTAATTATGGCAATCCAAAATGGACCTAATTTGAATAGCGTGCCTTCTTCAAGAAAGCAAACGCTACAATCAAATTATATAGATTTTATGAGTGCAGATGCTGGAGCAGCAAACTGGGCTCAACAATACCTGCCTGACTTAATGGAAAAAGAGGCTGAAGTTTTCGGTAACAGAACAATATCAGGATTTTTATCTCAAGTTGGAGCAGAAGAAGCAATGGCTTCAGATCAAGTTATTTGGTCAGAACAAGGTAGATTACACCTATCTTACACAGGAACACTTTCTACCGGTACTGGTGTTTTTAAAATTACTGCTGATATAGACGGTAATACTGATAATATCGCTAATCACGGTATTAGACTTAAAGACATGGTTATGGTAGCTACATCAGAAGGAACTGTTAAATGTATGGTTGAAGACACTGACCAAGCAAACGATGGTACTAACTGGCTTATAGTAAGACCTTACGGCGCTCAACACATTGATGACTTAACTGCTTTTAGTACTGTTACAGATACTGATGCAACTATATTAGTTATTGGATCTGAGTTTGCTAAAGGTGATACTGGTCAAGGTTCTTACGCTGCTACTGAGTTTAAAGCGGTTAAACCAACTCACAAGTCTTTTTCTAATAAACCAATTATTATGAAAGACTACTACGAAATATCAGGTTCTGATACTTCTCAAGTAGGTTGGGTTGAAATAACTGGTGAGTCAGGAGTTGGTGGTTATCTTTGGTATTTAAAAGCTGAAGGTGAAACTAGATCAAGATTTGCTGATTACTTAGAAATGACTATGTTAGAAGCTGTTAAAGGTGTTAATAGTGGTACAGCTACTGCTGATTCAGATGTTGATACTATTATGGGTACTACTGGAAACAACTTTGGTACTGAAGGTTTATTTGCAGCTATCGAAGATAGAGGTAATGTAACTACAGGTGTAACAGGTGTTAACGCTGCTACTGATTTAGCTGAGTTTGATGCTATCCTTGCTGAGTTTGACAATCAAGGTGCTATTGAAGAAAACATGATGTTTGTAAATAGAGCTACGTCTCTAGCTATTGATGACATGTTAGCTTCAATGAATTCTCACGGAGCTGGAGGTACTTCTTACGGAGTATTCGACAACGAAGAAGA